TACAAATAAGTATGTTTAGATCATGGTGTCGAAAACAGGGGTTTTCGAATAGCTCCAATCTATCACATGTGCTCATGGACGGTGGCCGTCTATCTGTTCCTTTTGATAGGTTGAATGAATTTTATGACGAATATGTCAAGGCTGTCAAGTCTGGTGAGAAAGTGTGCGTCGTTGAACAGAAAACAGATACGTATAACTTTTTCGTCGATTTAGATTATAAAGATGATGAAGATATACCGTTCGATCGTTTAAAGGAATATGTACAAACAATATGCGATCGTGTAACCCATTTTGGTGGGAAAGATGTTCTCATTTCCGTCGCAAAACCAAAACCACACGGATCTACAATCAAATATGGAATTCATATGAATTGGCCGGGTTTCGTAGTGGATCACGGTTCCGCTATGGCGTTACATTCGCATATCGTTTCATCACTGTCTCTCTTGTTTCCCGGGAAACCGTGGGGTGATATTGTCGATACTGCTGTATACGGTGGTGGAAAACGTAACGTAAAGGGGAGTGGGTTTCGAATGCCATGGGCACATAAATATGTAAAGGGTGAATATCAAGGAGAATATATACCTGTACTCAACTATACACACGAAAATGGGAAACTTTCTCATATTTTTGAACAAGAGCCATGCGTAGAAATTATGCACATGGCGACACTTCGAACGGAAAATAAAGAGGTTGTAGTGGTCGAAGGATCGACACGTGATGAGGGGGCGTTCACTTTAAAGGAGACTAAAAACATTTTCCAAAATGAAGCGGTGACTCGGGACGTTGAACTTTTTATTCAGAAAAACATGGATGGCCAGGGGCGTGCACTCATCACGAAAATGTTCAGCGATAAGAATTCATACCTCATATCAACCACGTCTAAATATTGTGAAAATCTTCAAAGAGACCACGGGTCTAATCACGTATGGTTTCGTATTGAAGGACACGTGATCATACAAAAGTGTTTCTGTACGTGCGAAACGATGAAAGGGCGGCGGTATGGGTTTTGTAAAGATTTCTACGGTAGAAAGCATACACTTCCAGCCAAGATTTTCGACCAATTGTACCCCAAGGGGTATACACCTCCAATGTTTTCAATGCCACAGAATGTGTGTACCCCGTGTGTAGAGGAGAAGAAGGTTGATTCTGTAGAAATAGCAGATTTACTACAGTCGTTTATAAATCGTCACATGATTGGAGATAAAACGACCCGTGTCTCGAGCATTACTAAAAAAACTAAAAATATTCAACTCGTCAACACAGACTTTACGTGTACTACATGTAAGAATATAAACACACAATTTAAAATATATAAAAAACGGATTTTACAAGTGTGTTCGTGTAAACCACGCGAACATAATTTGTCAGATAAAATCAGTAGATTATTATAAGATGATGTTCCTTATAGTGATCGGTGCATTCGCGTATATTTTATCTAAGATCACGCGCTTAGATACATCTCTAGTTTCTATAAACGATGTAATCATGGAAACGCATAAATATTCAGGTATACACGAAGTAACGTATAAGACATTCTTGGCATTAATACAATTAGCGAAAGAATACAGGACGCGTGTTAAACTATCGCAAGTATATCTCGAAAAGGCGTTAAAGGTTCTAAATGATATACCTCTTTATATGTCACCCATGGACGCCGATGTGATGAATGAGCTTGGGGGGATTTCGTACCGTTTAGGGTATGAATTCGAACTACTATTGATGAAAGAAGCGCTTAATCAAGGGGTTGGTTTTACACCTAAATACATTTAAAAGGAAGTGACTTAAAATCATTATATGACCACTTTAAACGTAAAAACTCGATCAGGGAGAGTATCTAAAGCCCCTGAACTTATGAAACCGACTGAAATCAACTGCGATGATGATTTCGACGATGATGAACACGATACAGAGTATGAAGTTTCCGATGAAGATCTTTGTGAGACTGAAACGGAAGATGAATGTGATGACAGCGATGGCGACGAAGACGGTAATTTAAAAGGGTTTGTTGTCGATGACACCGATGAAGATGAAGAGAGTGAAGAGGAAAACGAAGCTTAAAAGATATAATAAATAGTATGTATATGGAAACAGAACTTGGAAATCCTATTGAATATAATTCGCAAGTACTGGATAAAGAACTTGAACGCGATGATAGCGAACCCATACAAAATCATCTACAGCAGCCAGATGATGATCAGCAGTACTATTATCACCCTCCCCCACAATATATGGGCCCACCTCAACATATTAACGAACCACCCAAACCTAATGACATTCTGTCATCTCTCGATAAAGTTGCATACGTTGTTATATTCGTCGCGTTTATATTAGGCTTCTTTATGGGAAAAACTATGCAGCCAGTTATCCTTCGCCATGGGTGAAAATGGGGCATAATCATATATAGGTTCTGTAGAATCGACAATCACTCTACTGGTAATTACTGGGCGGACAACCCCTTCATTAATTATTTCAGACGCTATACGCGTTTCATCATCTAAATCATCTATGTTTGTAATGGGTAAATTACGAATCGCTTTTTTATACACGGATATATACTCGACATTCATCGTATTATTAAAAGGGCAGATTTTAATAATATGAAAAGTGAAATAAATTATTTTTATATATATACTCCTTCGTATGATTCTTGAGTCGGAGTCAAACTTTTTACTAGAGTGACTCGAGTCACTTTTGATTCGAGTCACTGTTGATTCTTAATTTTAAAATAGTTTTTTATTACTATTATGACTACTCTGTTTTCTCAGTAGTACTAACTTCTTCCTCTTCATCCCCTTCTATGATGGTCAATGCTGCTTCCCTCTGCTTACGCCGCTCTTCAATCTCAACGGCGACAATCGCGTCAGCTTCCTTTACCAATTCTTCCATAGGTGCGTCGGGCTTCTCACGCTTCAAGCGTTCGATGATCTCACCCGGATGGCTAATAGGTGCTTCGTCAGGTTTGTTGTAATATTGTGAATTTTCATCCCCAGCCTTGAAGTACGTTTCCTTTCCATCACCACCCGCCTTGACAGCCATCATATCACGCTTACGTTCGGAGAACATCTGTGCAGCCATGGCCTGATTTTCCTTGTATCCGGACATCAATTCTTCGAGCTTCTCGTTGGTATAATGCGCATCTTCGATCTTAGAGGGATCGGGTGGGATGAGGAGCCACTTGTACATGTCCACTACATAAATGTCAAATGTAGCATCTCCCGCCTGAAGTCGTTTCGCGTGGCTCGCGGCTTCATCGCGGGTGGAAAATGCACCTCGGATCTTGATACCAAACTTATCATTCTTCTGAGGCGCCTCGGGGCCGACTACGGATAAGCATGCGTACAATTGACCGGGTACGGTGGTATAATCTTGTTCAAGAGACATTATATTCTATACAGAACCCTATACTTTAAGCTATGTGACTTAAGTTAAAGTTTACGTCATTGGTATTATCATGGAAGATTTACGCCGATTACATAACGATGAAAAACGTTCACTGATTGAGTCCACGACGCGAGAAGGTGATAGTATTCTTGATGTGGGGTGTGGGTTCGGGGGTGATCTTCAAAAATGGTCGAAGGTACGCGCCAATATAAGTATGTGTGAACCGAGCCTAGACGCGTTGAACGAGGCACGCGATCGCGCTAAAAAAATGAAAATGCGTGTAAACTTTTACCATGGGGATATTCGTGCGTGTCCCAATAGAAAGTATGATGTCGTGTGTTACAATTTCGCACTCCATTATATTTTCCAAACGCGTGCATTATTTTCAGATACACTCAGAGAGATCAAAAAACGAGTAAAGCCTGGTGGGGTGTTTATAGGTATTATTCCCGATTCAGAACAGATAATGTTTAAAACACCGTTTACAGATTCATATGGTAATTTTTTCAAATTAAAGGGGACGAGTAATGGTGATTTCGGTGAAAAACTATTTGTCCACTTAGCGGATACACCGTATTATGCAGACGGTCCAAAGGCTGAACCTCTAGCACATAAAGATATGCTGATCACACACCTCGAAAATAACGGATTTACTATGAAACTATGGAAACCACTTTGCGGAAACCCTATATCCGAACTCTACAGTAAATTTATATTTGTATATAGAAATGATAGCACTGATCGTATTGATGTTAATTAATATAGCCATGTTTTGTAATTTTAAAGAAGATCCTGTATTACTCGAAGTTAAGGAAAAATACAAAATATTCAGGGAACATCTGAAGACGAACGGTGATGAGAAATATCAAATGTTACATAATGAGATACCTATTGTTGCATACAGGGGATCTCTCTTATCGGGTGTCGGGTACAACTCAAATAAAGGGGGTGAGATTGGTATATGCATAGATGGTACATCTAATAACGTATTTCACGTACTCTTACACGAACTCACACATTGTACCGTCACGGAGTATTCGCATAGTACCGATTTTTGGGATAACTATACCGAACTCAAAAATGAGGCGATACGTATAGGTATATACGAAAACATAAACCAAATAACTCCTTTCTGTGGTAAAAAGATCGTCGATAAATAATGTTACATAAATGTATATGACTGAATTTAATCTCAGACAACCAACTGCGTCCAGGATACTCATATCATTGCTCATGTGGTTTGCGATCATGGCGAGTGCTTTCACCACACGTATTAAGATGCCCTATTACGTGAACATGTTGAATTTAACAGTCGCGATACCTGCACTTGTCTGGTATTTGGGAAATACGAGTTTAATTGTCAGTTTAAACACTATAAGTGTGATGATAACTCTATTGGTAGCTGCAGGGTTTCTCGTTACATTAACTGAAGCCGTTAAATGGTCAAAGTTAAAGCAGGGATATGAGAAATATGGCGAAAGTATGAAAACTGCATGGTTACCCATGGTCATGACAATGGTCGCGTTAATTTTAGGATTAGGGTCGGCGTATATGGTGACAGGTGGTCGTGTCCTTGACATGTATTAAAAATACTTACGAGCGATGTAGAACACTACAGCCGCTACAGTCCCTGTAGAAGCTAAACCGACCAAACTTCGGTTCCCTTGTGCATTCAAGAACCTGGGTACAGAACCCGCGAGTTTTTCTTGAATGGGCTTGCTAATAGCGACACCAGTCGCCAAAATAACGATAAGCGCCTCGAGTTGCTCATCTGTAAGGTCGAACGGGTTCTTTTTCTTTTTATCCGAGTTGCCACCTTCCTTCACGGCGGTGGCAGCCTGAGCGGGCTGGGGTGCCATCAAAACTTGTTGGTGCGACATTTGGACTGCACGGGGGTCGGCACCCATCATGGGCGAGTCGAAGGGTGAATCTTGAGATTGCATCATTACATCAGATATAGGAGTAGAATCCATACCGTCTTTATAATCACTTACATTTTTTTTAGGGTCCTCTGCCACAAATGCATTTGATCGAGAGTTGGAATCGATGGGAACCATTCCATCAGCTTCGTCTGATAAATTCAGTGTATATACTGGCTCAGCCATTTAGTGTACGCGTAGTTTTTTTAGAACTTTAAATGTCGCATTTTTTACATACAGGATATGTATCTAAAAAATGTTCCAAACGGGGCTCGAACCCATGACCTTGGCGTTATAAGCACCACGCTCTAACCAACTGAGCTATAGGAACGGTGCTTTTGGCTGTATTAATAGCCTCATGTATAACATGTGTGGGTGGAACACCACCCATTCAACATACGTGTGAACTCTTTAAGTGTATAAAGACTAGTGTATACTGTATACAAATGATACACGAATACGTGTCTGAGATATACAACATTCTAGGGCCTGGGTTCAGTGAACGTGTATATCACAATGCCATAGAGGTACTTTTACGAGAAAACGGTATTTCATACGAGACTGAGCGTATAATACCCATTACATTCAAGGGGCATACCATAGGAAATCTTCGAGCTGACATAATCATCAACCGAACCACTGTAGTTGAATTGAAGACGGTAAAAAATATAACAGACGTGATGGTATCGCAAGCGAGAAACTACCTAAAACTGTTAAATTTACAAGAAGCGTATCTAGTTAATTTTCCACCGTCTGCTGGAGCTCAATCAGAAGTGATTCGCGTTACAGTGGATTAGATCGTGGGTATATATTCCCAGTGTAGTTCTATACATATCCTTTTCCATATGATATCCTGTTGATGTAACTTTTCTTTCGATTTCAAAAGAGGGAAATATTGTAAATATGAATCTTCACTCAAGAGTTCGCAAAATTTGTATAAAACATACGAATAACTCAAAAAGTTTTTACGTTCCGCTGGACGGTTATTGTCGAATGGTTTCTGAATATCTTTAAACATCATGCGTAGTTGTTCCTCGAGTTCGACCGGCATTTTAGGTGGTTTTATCCCACTCAAAATATTCGAAATATAAGGCACGTGTTCATAATATTTGTTAAGTTTCAATTTCTTTAACAACACCCTCACTTTAGCGTGTGTGATCTCGGTCAATTTTTTGATCTTGATCTTTTTGAATTCGTTCCGTAGTTGTTCTATGACTTCTTTGGGTATCGTTGTCATTTCTTGTGCCTGGAACTGTGATAACCATTCATTGAAATGATTGTCTCGTTTATACGAATAATTGATAACTTTCTCGGAAGTCTCCTGTTCCTCTCTATATGTAAGTTCCTGGCTTATTAAAACGTCTATAATCAGGCCACACGAGTCGCATACCATGTCACTCGTGTTTTGAAAATATACGACGTTACTCTCTGGACAATTCGCACATATATCCGTGACTACGCGTTCCGTGACCCGGGGTAAGGATTTCTTTTCAACATCTATCAAGTAGTCCGTGTATATATCTTTCTTTTGCAGTCCTGTAGTCACTTTACAGTTGAACGCGTTATCAGTACTTACTTCTATAATTTTATCATCTGTTATGTACTGTTGAATATACGGCATACACTTGGCTATATAATCCGACAATTCGCTTTGATATATATTCTTATTACATGGATCATCATCAATTTTTGACATCCATTCATCTACGCGGTTATTATACCGACTTAAAAAATTGCCTTCCATGTATATCAATGATTAAACTACTTCGCTCGCTTTTAATTAACACAATCTACACGTTTAAAAACGTTCTCACTTTTTTATTCAGTAAACATGATTTCACGATCGTTGATAGGTATGTGGAGTATTATGTCGACCACACCAAGGAATATGAAACGAGTGAACCTTTCTGGGAAAGTGAACGCGACCAAATCGAACCGAGTACAGCATCTTATATTGGGAGACTGGATATGACCGAAAAGATCCCACCGCCACCGGATGCAATTGATCGATTTATCATACGAGTTAAATTTTGGTACAATAATAAAATTTATAAATTTTTAACGTGTAATACTGAATATACATGGCCACCTACGAAAGCTAAGACCATGAGTTTCCATATACCTCTCTCGAGTGCGCAGTTATTAGACACTGGTGATAAGCCTGTAAAGGATGTTCTCGAAAAAATCAGACGGTACGCTGGTCCGTTTTCAGATTTTTACGGAGAGAAAATGAAGATAAGTGATATGTTTTATTATGATGAAAGTTTCATTGCGATGATGTATCCTAAAATTAAAATTAAAAATTGTTTTGGTATGATAAAAACCGTTGACACTGCAACGGGGTATCTTACTGATCTTCAACTACCTTAGTTGATAGATAAAACTTCAAGTCGCCCAAGTTTGCGACGTTATATTTCAGAATGAGGAACCGGTTCTGGTCTTCCTGCATGATTTGTACCGTAGAACACATACTAGTCGCTTTCGTGAAAATGTTCATGTACCTGAGTGAGTATGCACCCGACATGGTCGGGCAGTCGTCTACACACTGAATTTCCGTTTCCTGGTCAGCAAAATCACCCCTGCACAGTAAACGTAATACCTTACCACTTCTCGAAATTTCAATCTCATCACCTATATTAGACATATCCCTGCAAATTCTCTGGAAATCTACAGATGGTATGGGTGTATTTATAGTCATGTGCATTTCAGGAACCTCGATTTGATTTTCATTAATATCGAGTAGTTTTAATGCAAATTTGGTAGACGTCTTCTTCTGTTCGCTATGGATTTCAATATTCATGAATTCTTTGGAATTGACGGATATTACGAGAACATCATTGACCGTGATCGTTTTGAGAAGTTTATACATGTTAGTCATATTGATCCCACAATCGACTTCCTCTGCGCATACGTACTCTTCGAAATTTTCAGCCGGGAGATACATATCAATCAGCGAGGCTCTAGCTGTATCTAGAGTTACAATATACACACCGTCGGGTTTGAAATAAAGATTGACATCGTTTAATATATCCTTCAATACTTCAAATGTAGATTTGATGGCCGCAGCTTGTACGGTCACCAGTTTCATACTCGATTATTCGCGTATTATTTCTTTATATCACTATAAGCTTCATCATCAACCTTACGACTTATTTTTTCTTCTAATTCGCGCGTCATGGCAGGTTGAAGCGACTTACCATAATCATCAAGGCCGAACATTTCACCACTAGGTTCGCCGTCTAGAGTTGATGAAAAAATAGAACCAAAGTCACACGTTTCCAATTCTTGAACTGGTAGGAGTGACTCGAGCCAGTTGTGTATTTCACGTCCTACCAAAATCTTACCATTTTTTGTCAACATGGTCGGTACACGTGTTATCTTTGTCCTGAACTCGGGTGGTATTCCAGAAACCGTGACATTGTGGTATTGAACGATTTGTTGCAACTCTTTGTGTTTCTTGATAAAATCAATCACTTCCACACTGTGTTTGCATTTTGGGCTGAAGACCAGAAGAGACATCTAATGTAATTTATCAAAAAAAATATGATTGATAACGCACTTTTTTTGTACTCTATATTAATGTACAACCTGTTATTGTTAATCGTATTGATAGTACTTCTACTTGATACCAGGAAAGAGACTTTCACCACTAGGAGTACATATAATCAAGTATTGATAAACGACCCCGCCCCTAATATGAATGAATATAGAGAGGTGCAAAAACTCGAGGCTAATAGTGATATTATTTCAAAAATGGTTCTTGCGACCAGTACATACATACGTGAAAAGACTGGACTACCTAACTATATAATAGAAACGACGAGTATCCGACAATACAAACACAAAAATAAGAACCACATGTTATACAAGTGTATGTTCATGTGTGTGAAAATTGGTGGGTTTCCATTTGGATTTTCCGTTACATCTAATCTTATACTCGTGTCAGGTGATTTACGTGTCGTAGGTGTTCAATCACAACCACTTGATATAAAACCACCCAGCGACAAGACACCTTTCGAAAGTCAAATCGAGGGGTCTGAATATCTCGAATATGACACTATTCGTAAGGGTGAGTTAGATTTAATAAAAATTTAGTCCAGGTACTATTAATGATAAACGTGGAAGAGATTTCACAAATTGTCAACAAAAGGAATCGTATGAAAAAGGAAACATACGTAGAACTGTATAAACAAGTTACACGTAAAGTGCGCCGCGCCGTGGAAACTGGGCGTAAATATGTGGATACGGAAATTCCTTCTTTTCTCATGGGATATATAGCATATGACAGGTTGCAGGCGACCAACTATATTAAGCGACAGTTAGAAAATGCCGGTTTTGATGTCAATGTCATCGGACATTATGAAATTCGAATAACGTGGAAAGTGAAAAAGATCGATAAACCCAATGAAGACTCTATGGAAGAATTCCCAACGCTCATGAATTTAAAAAAGGCTGCGAATCGTTACAGGAGAAATGCGGAAAACGCCAGATAATAAAAGTCCGTATACTCATAATGGATAACCTGAACATTCTGGTTGAAGCTAAACGCGAATACATGGAACAACTCTCTATTCTTATCGCACCGGTCATGATCGATGTTTTTGATGCAATGTACCAAGAAGCCCACACATTATCCAAGAACCGAAAAGTTCTTATAATGTTTCAAAAATTATTGAAAGACGTGCCAGAGTGGAGTGAGACGATGGCGAAGCAGCACACGGATAATATCGCAGATCGATGTGCATGGTTCAAGGATTTGGTCGCGGCTGTATTTGTGAGTTCTGTAAAAATATTATCAGCTGTTCGTTTGAGCCAGGTTTCTAAAAAAATGGCTGTTAAACTGCCAACGAATGAAGTGTTTATTCACACGTGTTACAAAAATGCCGCGAAAGATCTATACAAGGATCCTTACGTGTTCACAGAAAATCAATCCGAACATAACAGAAACGACGCTTTGTATGATAGGTTCGCTCTTTGCGTAGAAAATACAGTGAAGGAGCTGATACCCGTTCAACAAATTTTACAAACGTACATGTCTGCAGGTGGCGAAGAATACATTAACGGTGAAGACGCTGACATGCAGCATGATGAAATTGATGAAGTTGACGAATACGACCAACCGGGTCTCGACGCCCAGGAGCAGTCGCAAATGAACGGGGAAATGCCCCCGATGGGTGGTGAAGAAATGCCACCTGCGGATGATATGATGGGTGATACATCAGAACACCAGGGTGAACTCATGGAACCAACTGAAGATGAAGAACCTTCTACACCGTTTCAGAACGAGTTTAGAACGATTACTTCAAAACCTATGAACCAGCGGCATATTGCTCCTCAGGATGATGAGGAAGATGAAGACTTGTTTTCGGATGCCGCTGAAACGCGAACTAAAAAACTTGGCTATTAAATATGGACGAGTACCTCAGAGAGCCCGCTTCGGCCGCATTAATAGCCGCCGGATTAACAGCCCTGTACATACATGGCAAAGCCCGTCTTAATGACGAAGGGACACTTTCGACGAGTGCCTACGCAAAACCTGCTGCATTAGTGGGTATATTGGTATATTTCATCATATCGAATGGACTTGGTAAACGTGAAACTATTTCAACTGATCCATTCTGATTAACTTAAAGATTTCTATCGTGTATTGTATATAATGACTTCCATTACCGCGTTTAATGACATGATGGGACAATTTCTTACGGAATTACATTCGGCATTTCCAGAAGAAAAGGGATTAAAAAAATACATGGCAGCATTCGAACTCATGCGAAGCACGAATGGAAGGATTATCGTTGAGGGGTTCATGGCGAATATCGCACCTCACGCGGATAAGATTAACGCAAAGGATGAATCATTTTTTCTCGAACAGGCAGGCACCATCGATTTTTTAAAGGATATTAACCTTTCTCGATGCTGGCCGAAAGCATCAGAAGGTACACGTAATGCCATTTGGCAATACATTCAAACCCTCTACATGCTTGGGATGACCATCACGGCCATCCCAGCGGAAACGCTCAGTATGATTGAAATGGTCGCGAAACAGTGTGCCGATAAGATGCAAAACGAAGATGGCGGGATGGAAATTGATGAAGCTCAGCTCATGAAGTCTATGCAGGGTCTCCTCGGTGGCATGATGAAAAAATAAACCTATATAATATAAATGGTATCGCTGTTTGACGATCCCACACAAATTGTCAGAGCTGATAAGGTAATTGAATTTTGGCCAACTAAAGTTCATACATCAGCGGAACGAGTAAACGCCACGGCTCGTTTTATTATTTACGCTACATGTATCTTGTATCTTATCAGGCGTGATGTACGCGTTTTCATTTTAGGATCTACCTGTTTAGGAGTTTTGTATGTTATGGAGATGAATAATATGGTAAAGGATGGTCAGGCTCGCCCCACAGTCGCGAAGGAAGGGTATGAGTCTGCATGTCAATTACCAACTTACGATAACCCGATGGCGAATGTGTTGATGTCCGATTTTGATGGCCGACCCGATCGTCCGTCAGCGTGCGACTATAACACAGTCAGGGCTGATGTTAACCAGAAGCTCTCGAGTACTATTCCGTATGGTCCCCAAAAATCCCGATCCCCCATGCCCGAATTTCAGCGCAATGCGTATGCTCGTCAGTTTGTTTCGGGTCCCGTGACATCTATTCCGGGTGACCAAACCGCATTCGCGGAATGGTTGTACGGAGAGAAGGATGGTTCGATTTGTAGAAGCGACAGTCGTGCATGCGATCCCAATGCGCGAGGTGTGCAATTGGAAGCCTTCGGTGGATTGGATCCAAGTGGAGATATGAGGAGTGGCATGTTCGGTGGTGGAAATGGTCCAGCTTAGATAGATAAATATTCTCATGTAATAGTAAATGGCGTACCAACTCCAACCTGGTATGAATTTAGTTGAAAACCCCGCTCGACCTCCCGTGTGTGCGACTGATGAAGTATTTGTTTATCCCCAGCCCAGCACTCTTAACTACAGTTCGGGACGACCTAATACTATGTTGTACGGGACAGCTCCTTACATGGCCGGTAAAGGTTCCCCAGCTCAACACATTGAGACGAGTGACCAATTACGACCGCAGTCTACCAGTCGGTTCAATAAAATATTGGCTCAAACGTACGAACAGAACCTATTCCCCCTTCAAGACATGAAGTGTAAGCTCCCACTCCGGTCCATTTCATACGAACCTGAAAGTACACGCGCTGATACACAAAATCAGATGTTCATGAAGAGATATCCCAGTCAATAAAAATATTTATAACAATTAAGAATGGCAGACCCTATTTCAATTATAGCTATTGTCGGATTAGCCTACATAGGGAAAAAAATGAGCGATCCCAAACCAGAACTATACCAGGTTGCATCTAAACCTACAGAACGTCGTATTATAATTCAGGAAGAGGTGCCAAACATAGCCGAACCGGGATCAATCGGTCTCGATAATCTCCCGGAACGAAAAATAGAAATACAAAACTTTGGTGATATTGTACCACAAACGCGTACATCCGGTACCGAAGTACTGGAGATGCGTAATCGCATGTTTGACAACGGTCGCATGAACAACATATCCCCGATTGAAAAACAACTCGTCGGTCCGGGTATTGCTGTAGGTCCGGAAGTACCCGCCGCGGGTGGATTTCAGCAGATCGTACGTGTCAACCCCGATAATGTCGGTGCACACCGTCTCACAACCCTACCTGGTCGAAGTGGTCCAGCGCATGATGTATTCGGTGGACGTCGTGGAAAGATGGGTGACATTGCCAATAACCGCCCGGAAAAAACTGCGTTCCTTCCCGATCGTCGCCCGGTCGCAGGTGGTAGGTCTCAAGGGTTTGATGGACATGTTGTTCGTGGTGAGCATGTAAACGGAAAGCGTTTAACGAACCGGTCTCAGACAGGATCTCGTGATGACGGACTTGGCTTTTCAGGTGCTAAAAGTGTCGTAGCTGGTATGAAAATGGCACAAGATCCTACGCGAAACAAGAAGGATGGAAATAGCGAGCAGTATAGATACAACAACCAAATTGCACCAGGTGTTTCTTCATACGCACACGGATACCTTTCGTCACCTGCAACAAAGATAGGCGAGGATCGTGTGTATGGGACAGGACATACTGTAGAGGAGTTAAATAAGTATGGGTTCCGACCCGACGATCGTCGTGGTAAGGCGAACCGTATTGGTAATGCCGGTCGCATGAACGTTCGTGCGGGTGCCCTCAACCAAGGTGGTATGCCGACTGTCATGCGCGCGGATACTACACGCGTCGATGGTCGTTATGGTCCAGTGAGTGGTGGTTGGACGCAACAATACAACAATAACAAGTATTACAAATTCAACGCGTACAAGGGTAATTCTAACCCTTACGCGACGGATGAAAGTTTAGGCGTTGCGAAACAGCAGCTCCAGAATAACCCAGTCGCTCAGCAGATGATGTAAATAAATAAGAGTCGAGTAACAACACCCATTAAAATATTATCCATATATTTTAATGAGCGTATACACGTTAGATATAGATAGTAGTGAACGCGATCCTACTGTATACCCGAACCCTGCCGATTATGTGATCGAACTTAAAAGCCCTATTTATGATGTTAATAAAATTTCCATCGCATCTGCACGAATTCACGCGAGTCAATTGTTAATCAACGATCGTAACAATACATTCACGGTGACAAATACGACGGATACTACAGTGGCTACTGTTACGTTAGATAACGGAAACTATAAAGGTACCACACTTGCGACAGAACTCGGAACGAAACTTACGACCGCAGTTGGTGAAACTGTAACCGTCGTATATGATTCTGATGATAATACACTGAAATTCACTGCGGCGAGTGACGAGTTTCGATTTGATTTCTATGGTGGAACGAAAGGGTTTGCGAATACTATATCCGGATATACAACACCACACGATATATTAGGTCTCCCACCGAGTAATGTTGCGTCGACTAGTAGCGTGATTACAACAGGGAGTATCAACTTACAGGGACCAGATGCACTTGTTATCAAAATAAGTAGCGGTGCTGAAGAGTTCAATAAAACGGTATATTCTGATACACCGTTTTATACTGGTCGTATCTTGATGTGCGGTGATGTGATTAATTATTCGGGGAAGGATGATATTGTAGAACATAATTTCGATACAGGGAAACAGGGGAGTATATCGAAATTACGAGTTCAGTTTTTTTATAGTAGTAATAACCAGCTCATACCGTATGATTTTAGAAACGCTAACCATATTATTAAGCTCTGTATTGAGGGTTCACGGGATAAACTATCCGTCCTCCCAGTCGTAAAACGTGATTTTTCGCTTCCTACACCTATGCGCATACCGGAATTTGAGGATCCGAATAGGTGGAATGCGTTTATCTATATATTTATGATAATCGTGACAGGTATATTTTTTTTAATATTTACAAGACCACGGCGAATTAGCGTGTGATCGCGTAGACGGGGGCCACGGGCTTCTTGACACGCTTTGACACACGGGAAATGACCATGTATACAATCACAGACAGGAGAGTGGTGAAAAGCGCTGTAAGAGCGTAGTTCATACCACCGTTCTTCTGGACCTTGACGACCTGATGGATGGTCCATCTCACGAGATCCATCCACGACAGGGCAGCCGCGAAAGAAAATCCAGCAACGACGGAGTTGAGAGATTGTGTTTCGAGTTCACGGGAGATAGCGAGCAGTGTATCGGTGGCAACTTCGGCGGACATTTTTATAATATAAGAAGATTTTATTCTGGTAACAACTCTTCAACAACTAGAATTTTCTTAAATTTGTCGGTACTATACCCCCTGACGACAACGCCATCGCCCTGGTCATCGTCACTGTCAGCATCGGAAACGGAAATAGATTCGTTATCGTCGCATTTAAATTCCTTGTATTCGGAATTTGTCCATCCTTCCAGGTCAGGACATGTTTCCATTACTATCGATTGCATTTTTTATCATTGTTTCTGACGGATTGGTTGGGGACCACCCATCCCACGCGTCATATGCATCGTTTATTTTCACGAACCTTTCATCATCCCCCGAATAAGGTTCAAACATACTTTCGTCTATATCATCGTCTATCTCGATATCATCTTCTCCTGAATCAGTATCGTCATATATTTCGGGGTAATAGGTTCCAATTTGCTGACCCACTGTATACATGGCACAGTATTTCATACAGTATTCCATATCTTTCGCGAGAATTGTGTCGCGACCACACGCCCTGGCGTAGTGTCCTGATAATACTACCGCACTTTCCAATACTGGTGTAATAATTTCAATCGCCGATTGGGCCATTTGGGAAGATGAGTCGTCCAGCTCCATCCTGGATGCGTAAGATATTATTACTAAGTGCGTAAACTCTAAGTTCTCTTTCATTCACTATATCATTGTTCAAACTCATGCTTATATTCTGATCTTTAATCACACTGAAGTTTTTCTGACCAGTTGGATACCATCGTTCAGGTTCAAGAGCAAAACTGTAAGAGTAAAATCTCCTGAAGAGTTGCGTTCGTGAGTGATGAATACCACTCTGCACGGCGCGCAGGTTTATGACATTCCCTGTAATTTTATCGAGAATGACTTCGTTATCAAGGGTCATTTCTAAACTTACGAGGTTTTCGTAGTTTGTATACCGTCTATTGTTAGGCCCGGGTGGGTACACTTGATCGGGGTGGTCATAATCAAATGGATGGAAAGAATTATGCTTGTTATTTTTTCTTAAAATTATAAAATAGAGTTCCTTCACTGGGTTAGTAAAGTTGAGTCTACACTTCGTCTCATCAAACCCATCTACTGTTGAGACGGGAATTTGGAACCTGTTACGCTGAAGCTGCGTGATAATATAGTCTTGTTTACCAGATTGAAGTTTAATTCGTTCGGGTTCTTCTAGTTGTATAAGTTCCGTGTGTACAGATATGTCGTCAATTTTAAGAGTGGATCTATCTAATGGATTGCTGTTACCGAAGTAAACCTGACTACCCATTCCAGAGTGGATACCACAATAATAATATAAGACACTTGGACTGCTACGTCCCTGTGCGTCTGTATCGTTCTCTGGTACAACGAACGTGTATACGGTATTATCACCGACGGTGGCAGATGTAATTCCCGTTGTGTATTGGGATAACGGCACCCCTGCACTACTGCGACCATCTTTATATATAGAAAATTTGAATGGATGATCCGTGTTCGTATTTGTATTGATCGTGAACGTATAAGTACTTCCTCGGTTCAGTGTGAGTGTAGGTCTGTCAACGTCGTCGATATGATACTTACCATTTCCACCTACTGTAATCGTAAAGCTCGATCTAGTATCATACGATTCAGTAAAAGCAAGGTGACCATATTGGAGGGAGTCTATACTCTCACTCAATTTAATTTCAATTTCACATTCTTGTTTTGTGAGTGCACATAGGGGTATAGCCAGTTCAGGGTTGTTGTGGAAATAGAATGGAATATCAATTATATACTTCGTTGGTGTTGTCGCTTTTCCTAAATAATCATTTATAATAGGTGGTCCTGCACTAACCCGAATTCCCGAGTCTTCACCGGGATACTTACCTATAAGTTTTGATAATGCCGTTTGTTTTGTTTGTGTGATATAATGCTCACTGTATATCTGCAACCAATCACGGGGGATACGTTGTACGAGCTGCCCCCCGATAACTAAATCTATGTGATCAATTATCGTGTGTCCGATAGATTCGTTGTACCCCTGATACGCATTTAAAGCTGGGAGATCCACGTGTACTCGTACACCTTTCAATAGGTCACCCGAACCAGCTGGTATCGTACATTTTACAGTATTACCGTATGCTATTTCACCCCTGACATCGTGTTTTACATCGTACACTGCAAAATTTGAATGCTTCCTGAATTGTTTTATGAAATGTGTATACTCGGGATTTTCTGTAAAAAAAACATCCTGGGTACCCGTCGTGGCAAGCTGGACCCGACCTGCCATTTCTATTATTAGATGTTAAAATTTTAAACCCGCTAAACCGCTTTCAATGTGTAATACATTATAACTAAGTGCGTACACACCGACATTGATGTTACGCGTGGTATCAGCTGTCGTTGTCCCCGACGTTGCAGTAGGGACTGTGTCGAGTTCTATATCCAATTTCTTGTGAATAATACGACTCATGTTAAGTTGTCCGGTGGGGTAATAGACCTCCGGTTTAAGTGCAAATGAATATGTATAGAATTCATATGCTGGATCTGGACACCCGGTATGATACCGGAGCGCCTGTTGATATGCTAGATATTGACCGCTATGATCGAATACGGTTGCGCCGTTACATTCTAAATCGATATTCTTAATTGTCCGGTGATCTGATCGTTTTGTGTTGGTGGCTGAACCTATTGCGGAACCCTTTAAAATACTCGAAAACGACTGATCTGTTGACGATGCATTGAGAAGACGATCTTCTGTACCGAAATTATTTCCAATTTCTTCCTTCGCGAGAAACATGAGTTCCTTCACTGGGTTTGTGAATTTCAATAACACAGATTTTTTGAGTTCTCCCGGTTTAAACTGTACAGTCGATTTCTGTAACTGAGTAATTACGTATTCCATAGGACGTGTGAGTAAAAAGTTCCTCTCGTCTTCTGTGATGAAATAGAAGTCGGTTATGAGTGAGGCACTCTTAATCGAACCTTCCGTGGTTTTCTCCCTTGTTACGAGACCATTAGTCGGTATATTGTATTTAAATGATACATCATCATCTAAATCCCTGAATGTTATACGAACTTCGACGAGTTGTTTTGTGAGCGCACACACTGGAACTGCTAAACTCGGGTTCCTGTGAAAGTAGAAAGGGAGATTAACATAGAATGTATTATAAGTATCTGAAACGGATAATGTTTCGTTATGACCGTTCATAAAGTAAAGAGATCCCCCCGAGTCTGTATCATCCTTGTTACCATGTAATTGATCGTACATGTATATATAGTCCCCTGTAAGTCTCTCGATGACTTGACCACCGATCACCAGGTCTGCGTACTTTATTATACTTTTACCAAGTGGTATATTGTAATAGTGTTTGTATGGTATACCATCCGAAACACCGTTAGCTGATAGATTTCCGAGTTTTACCTTCAATATCATTCCTCGTACGAGATCACCTATATTAGCGGGTATGCGACACTCTACAGAGTTTCCAAATGCGCTAGTGCCAGAAAATGGCATTTCTACAGACTCGGTTGAAAACCGTGTATGTCTTTTGAATAACGTTACAAAATAC